ATCGCGGCACTAGAATCATAAACTGTCATTAAAGGAGAACCAAAATGGCTATTACAAACACATGGTCAGTATCTGACATGCAAAGAACTGACTCGGATGGGTATGTTTTCTTAGTTTACTGGTCAATGGTAGCGGCAAGCGATGGAACTCCATCGTACACTGCTTCTGAAGGCGGGAAACTCCGCTGTGAAGGTAGTCCTTCAGACCCCGGATTTACCCCATACTCTGATCTGACTGAAGCCGATGTGCTTGGTTGGGTATACGCAAGTCTGGTTGAAGGTGAAGAAACGCCCGATGAAGCTAAAGCTCGCGTAGAAGCTGATCGTGATTCAAAGGTGCAAAAGCAAATTGATGCGGCTGCAACGACTGAATCTGGCGTACCTTGGTAAATTAATGGAAGACTGAAGTTATGGACGTACTTGACGCGATGGGGGCTATCTGGCCCTTGGCATTAGGCTTCGTGACTTTAGTTATCATCCTAGCCAAGATGCACGCAGATATTGAGCAGATGAAGGAAAAGATCCGAACACTGTTTGAGCTGTGGAATAGCAGGAACAAGTAGTGGCTGCTCAGATATCAGACGAGACCAAGATCGAGATACCGTTACGGAACCTCATTGCTATTATTGCAGGGGTCGCCATCGCGGTAATTGGTTATACGGAAGTCACTAACCGTATCTCGGTGTTAGAGCGACAGCTAACGATTCTTGAAGTTGATATAGGCATGAACAGCGAGTTTCGCGTCAAATGGCCGCGTGGCGAATTAGGTGCATTGCCTGATGATTTGTTGCAGAACAGTCAAATTAATGCGTTGCAGAAGGTGGTTGATTTAAACACTGACTTCCGTAATAACTGGGCACCACCACAAGAGGTTCAAGAAGCGATACGCACTAACCACGCCCAAGAGATTAGGCTAGGTTATCTTGAAGGAAGAGTGCTCGATCTTGAAAAAGATGGCACAATACAGTAACGATTTAACTAACTAGGAGTAGGTATGAGTGAACAACAAGAGCAGCAGCCCGTAATTCTGACAATTGACGATCAAGAGTATGACGTTAACGAGTTAGGCAATGACTCCAAAGTGCATTACGTCGAGGTGGTTAACCTGCGTAAACAGATTAGTGATTTGCAGAATCAGATTGCGGCAGCGCAGCAACAGGGTATTAACTTGCAGGTTGCATTAGGCTTTCGTGAGAACGCTCTTCGTGAATCAATCCAAGTGGTTGAAGAAGTAGAACCGGAAGTGGATGCAGGATAATGGCGCAGACTCATGCTAGTAAGGCGTTACAACGGATTGAAACACACGAACGGGAGTGCGCCTTGCGGTACGAGTCAATTAAAGAACGGTTAGACTCCGGGTCACAACGCTTTGATAAGTTAGAACGGATGATCTGGGGCATCTACCCCGTCATGATTACTTCTTTAATCGCCATTGTTGGTTTGGTTTTGTCCCAATGAAGTTTAATGCCATTAAAGGTCTTATCGGCGCGTTAGCTCCTACCATTGGAAAGGCGCTCGGTGGGCCTTTAGGTGGTGCTGCGGCACAAACAATCGCTGGGGTACTGGGGTGCAAGCCTGATGAAAAGAGTATTGAGAAGGCCGTCCAAGCGGCTACCCCCGAGCAACTTGCAGAAATTAAAAAAGCGGAATTTGATTTTCAGGCGCGGATGAAGGAGCTAGATGTAGATGTTTTTAAACTCGAAACAGAAGATATCCAAAACGCTCGTTCGACGTTTAAAGGCGATTGGACTCCAAAGTTTATTGCAGTTGCGTGCGTATTCTTTTTCGGTGGCTATATTGCTTTGGTCACGTTACAAGACCCCGCTGCTAACGATGACGGTATTGTTAACCTTGTTCTCGGTTATCTTGGCGGGATTGTCAGCAGCATCATATCTTTTTATTACGGGGCTTCCCATAAGCATAGCGAATGATGCGATTAGTTAATATGTTGAAGCGGCACGAGGGCGTTAGAGATAAGGTCTATATGTGCTCTGCTGGGTACGAAACCATTGGCGTTGGTAGGAATATCTCGGAGTCTGGCCTTGGCCTGTCTAACGATGAAATTGAATACCTACTTAAGAACGACATTATGCGGTGTCAACAAGAGTTACTAAGTGAGTACGAGTGGTTTAAAGACTTAGATAGCGTGCGTCAAGACGCGATGATTGACTTGTCATTTAATATTGGGCAGACCAAACTTAGAGCATTCGTCAAAGCTCTTGGTCACATGTCTACTGGTAATTACGAAGAAGCTGGACAAGAGTTTTACCGTAGTCGCTGGGCTGAACAGGTTGGCGACCGATCATTAGAAATTTGCCAGATGATCAGCTCTGGAGAGTATCAAAAGAGGTAAGTATGGCGCTACAACAATTTTTGTTTAGACCGGGAATAAACAAAGGAGGCACTAGCTTAACTGCAGAAGGCGGCTGGTTCGACGGTAATCTTGTTCGATTTCGTATGGGGTTTGCTGAAAAAATAGGTGGTTGGGAAAAATACCTTACTCAAACGTATTTAGGTACTGGGCGAAAACTTCACCCGTGGGTAAATTTAGACGGTACTAAGCTCTTAGCTATCGGGACTACCTATAAACTTTACATACAAGAAGGCGCTAATTACAACGATATAACACCAATTAGAAAAACTACAGCAGCGGGAGGAGCAACCTTTGCCGCGACTAATGGGTCTTCCTCTATTACAATTACAGTATCTAACCACGGCGCTAATGCTAACGATTTTGTTACATTTACTGATGCGGCAACTTTGGGTGGAACAATAACCGCAACAGTTTTAAATCAAGAGTATCAAATCGACTCTGTCCCAACGACAAACACTTTCACAATAACTGCGAAAGATACTAACGGAGATACTGTTACGGCTAACGGAAGTGATACTGGAAACGGAGGAGGTGCTACCGTTGCAGTATTTCAAATAAACGTGGGCCTAGATGTTTTCGTAGCTGGTTCTGGTTGGGGAGCAGGAACATGGGGCAGTGGGACGTGGGGATCAACTAGTGCGCTTTCAGCGTCTAATCAATTAAGACTTTGGTCAATAGATAATTTCGGAGAAGATTTAGTTGCTTGTCCTAGGGCCGGGGGTATTTATTATTGGGATAAAACTACCACTTTAAATAACCCTGCAGTAGCAATTAGTTCTTTATCTGGGTCAAATTTAGCGCCGACCGTTGGACTTCAAGTTTTAATTTCTGACGTAGACCGTCACGTTATTGTACTAGGTGCAGACCCTATTTCTGATACAGGTCGAACTTCTGTTATTGACCCTTTGTTAGTTGCTTTTTCTGATCAAGAAAATATTCTTGACTGGGAACCTAAAGCTACGAATACTGCGGGATCTTTACGCTGTTCTGCTGGGTCCGAAATTATCGGAGGTTTGCGGGCTAGACAAGAGACATTAATTTGGACAGACGCCGCGTTATATAGTCTACAGTTTATTGGACCACCCTTAACTTTCGGACTTAATTTAGTTAACGAAGGTGTGAGTTTAATCGGGCCTAATGCTTGTATTAATACTCCTGCTGGAATTTTTTGGATGGACCGTAAAGGTTTTTATAACTACTCTGGGGGTGTTCAAGTAGTTCCGTGTTTAGTCCACGATTATGTTTTTAATGATTTAAACGAGTTTCAGTCTTACCAATGTTTCGCCACCTTGAATAAAGAGTTCAACGAAGTAGGTTGGTTTTATTGTAGTGGGACAGAGACAGTTATCGACAGATACGTTACCTATAACTATGTAGACCAAACTTGGGCAATTGGACAACTTTCTCGAACAGCTTGGATGGATGAAGGAATTTTCGATAACCCTGTAGCGGCAGGTAAAGATAACGGGTATTCTTATTTGTATAACCATGAAGTAGGTAACGATGCCGATGGGGAACCTATGCAAAATGTCTACATACAGTCGGGAGATTTCGACTTAGGGGATGGTAACGATTTCCAGTTTATAAGAACATTTATTCCAGATGTTAAGTTTTATAACACAACAACTACAACACCTAAATTAAACGTGGTTTTAAAAACTCGTAATTATCCCGGTCAAAGTTTAACTTCTGATCAAACTACTGCATTTGATAGTTCTACTACTAAAGTAGATATGCGAGCTAGGGGGAGGCAAGCGGTTGTTAGATTTGAATCAGATGATAACGGAAGTACTGACGATCAGTTAGGGTTAGCCTTTAGAGTTGGCGCAACTAGACTTGATTTATTAGCTAATGGTAAACGGTAATGACAATTGGACGGTTATTGCAGGGGCGGTTGCCGTATTCGTATGTCGGCCCGTCTGTTCCTACTTCAGTCTATAACAAAGCAATTCGATTATTAGAGATTAATTTAAACGCATTTAACCCTGTTAATACGCCAGCGTTTACTTCGGCTAATAGAGATTTATTTCAGTTTACGTCAGGTGATGTGATATGGAATTTAACAGAAAATGTTTTACAGATGTGGGATGGTTATAAATGGGTCAATATAACCACTCCAGAGCCTAACAAGGGGCTACAAGCTCAAGGCGAAATAGGGACGGTACAAATAATTCTTGATGGTTCACTTACGGTAGAGGTTGGATAATGCCTAGAACAGCTGAAAATCCTATTAAAAAGACTACTAAGGGAAAAGGCGCTAATTATCGTCCGACCAGTAAAGGCGCTGGAATGACTGAAAAAGGCGTCAAAGAGTATCGAAAAAAGAATCCCGGTAGTAAACTAAAGACAGCCGTTACTGAAAAGAACCCTACGGGAAAACGGGCTGCACGAAAGAAATCGTATTGCGCGAGGTCAGAGGGACAGATGAAGAAGTTCCCTAAAGCAGCAAAAGACCCAGATTCGAGGCTAAGACAGGCTCGAAAACGATGGAAGTGCTAGGAAACTAATATGATTAATAGACCAAATATATCAGAACTAGTTACGTCTAAGTACGGTAGACCGTCGTCTAGTGTAGGTGTTAGCGGATTAGATAACCAAGAAGCTCGTAATGAGGCTTATCGCGCTTCTGTTGACGCCCAGTTAAAACAGTCCCCTGAATATCGGGCAGGGGGCGGTGGTTTTGGTAGTTTTTTCTCAGGGGTATATGATTATGTAACTAATCTTGACTCTGAAGCTGCTAGTGGTGAGGGGTTATTTCGTGATTTAGGCGAGGCGTTTAGTCCTACGACGATGCGACTTGCTGATAAATTAAAAGAACCTTCTACCCCTGAAACTCCTGCAATAGCTACACCGACAGCAGGTAATAGTAAAATTAAAACTACGCCAATGACTCCAACCGCCCCAACAGCTCCGACTGTCCCAACGACAGAAACAGGGGAAACTGCAAAACGTCCGTTAAGTGAAAGTTTATTAATGGCGGTAAAAGAAACAATGCCTGAATTAATAAAATTTGGGACAAAAGCGGTGGTAAATAAAGCCTACGAATTTAACCCTACGACTTATGCAACATCTAGTCGATCTCGGCCTTCCCCTAGACGAACGGGAATCGGTATTAACCCGATCGCAGGAAGCGGTTTTAAGGACGGTGGGGCGCTTTTAGGTAGAGACCTATACTTAGGCGGCGGAGAAGTAACGGGGCCGGGAGGCCCTAAAGAAGACCTTGTGCCGATTTGGGCAAGTGATGATGAGTATGTTGTATCAGCAGACGCAGTAACCCGTTTAGGTGACGGTGATCACGCTAAGGGTATTGCTTCATTAGACAGAATAAACTTCGGATAAGATCATGGCAGAAGAATCCACATATAGTTATCAATATCCCGCTGAAGGGATACTTAATATGCTCTATGGTACGAGCGGCGCTCCGGGATTTTTCCCGATGTTGCAATCGTATTACGGTAATCAGCTTGAAAATATGGGTGGGGCAGATTCTAGTCCCTACACCTATACCGGAGATCGGATTGCAGGATTTGCTCCGCGAGAAGACTACGCGATGGATATGGCAGATTCGGCAGTGGGGCAATATCAGCCTTATTACGAACGTCAAAGACAACTAGCAGAACAAGGGATTAATGTCGCCCAACAAGGTTCTGAAGAAGCTGCTCGACTTTATCGGGACATAGGTGACGCACAATACGACCCTAGTTCCTATACAGCATACGAAGATCCGTATACTGACGCAGTTACTAATAAAATTATTGAAGATCTTTCTAAAAACACTGCAATGCAGTCTCAGGGGTTATCTGCCGGTCAGGTAAGTCAAGGGGCTTTCGGTGGTTCTCGAGGACGTATTTCTCAAGAAGAATTACAACGAACAATGACAGATCAAGCTGTCGGAGCTTTAGCCGGTGTTCGTTCTCAAGGTTATCAACAAGCACAGAACCAAGCTGGTAGTGAATTTGCTAGACAACAACAGGCTCGTGGACAACAGGCTGCGGGGATTTCTGGTTTAGCTTCTGGAATGGCTAATCAATACGGAGCGGCTGGTCAAACTTACGGCGGTTTAGCTTCTGCATTACCCGGAGCAGCTCGCGAAGATATTAATTTAATGATGGGTATCGGCGGGTTACAAAGAGGGATGAATCAAGCAGGGTTGGATCTCGATTACCAAAACTTTGTCGGTCAGTATAACCTTCCCGGACAAGTCTTCGGTCAATACGGAAACTTCCTCGGGAGCCTTGGGCCGTTGGCCGGTGGTGTTGGTTACTCTGGTGTTGGTGAACCTCCCGCTTACGGTAATTACGGTACTGGTGGGTATAACCCATATATGTTGCCATATCAGGGAGGAGGTACAGGTCAGACAGGTACAGGTCAGACAGGTACAGGTCAGACTCAAACGGACTATACTAATCCCGCTATTGATCCAAATGCTGCTCCTGTTATGGCTTACGGCGGTCAAGTTCCTAAAATGCAGGAAGGGGGTGAAGTTCCTACTAAAACCGCCCAACGCATGACTAGTATTGCTGAAATGTTAAAAACATTACGGGAGAGTTAAATGGCCC